GCTGATGCAGCGGATGCCGCCACAGCTGCCACCGATACCCAGGTCGCCCAGTGGGCCGGCGGCGCCATCCATCAATACGCAGAGTGCGCCCGGCGCCTCGACGCCCTGATCCGTTTCAGTGAGGCCCCGCAGTGATCATCGAAATCAACTACTTCACCGTCGTCATCGCCGGCGCCGTTCTGTCGGCCTTTGCCGGCGTCCTGTGGGCTGTCGGCCGCACATTCCTGCAGCAGTACGGATCGATGCTCGCCGATCAGCTGGCCGCGCACCGGGCGAGCGAGCAGAAGGTCGCGGCAGACATCCAGGCTCGCCTGGATCGCATGGAGTCTGATCAGGCAGCCAAGCTGCGCGCGATTGATCTTGAGCTCGATGCGCTCCGCAGCTCCAGCGCAAAGGCCCTCACCCACGGTGACCTCGACGACCTGTACATCAAGGTCAACGCCACCTCCAACAGCGTTTCCAAGATGGAAGGGCTGCTCTCCAACGTCAACGAGACCCTGCGGATGATCCTCGCCCGCATTGCCGAGAAGGGACTGTCATGACCACTGCCGCCGAGCGCCTCGCCACGGCCACCCGCCGCCGCGCCACCCTCACCCTGCTGTTCTTCGCCCCGGGCCGCACGCTCAGCGTGCCCCGCCTGGTGCGTCAGCTCGAAGAGCAGCACGGGCAGGTCGCTTCCAGCGGAAAAGTCCGCGCCGACCTGGTCGCCATGGCCGACCAGGGCTACATCACCTGCGTGGAAGACGCGAGCACACTCACCGAGTCCGGCCGAGACGTGGTGATGGACCGCATTGAAATCGCCGTGTAGCCATGGCAAGCAAACGCGCCCAGCGCAGGAAAGCCTGCACAGGAAAGATCCGGCATGCCGACGCCCTGGCAGCGCTCGCCCACATCAATGCCCTGTTTCGCAGCAAGGGCTACCAGGGGCATTTAAACCCCTATCACTGCCGCTTCTGCGGCGGTTACCACGTCGGCCACGCGCCGAGGAAGTAACGCCACCATGGCTCACTCAGACGACACCCGCCGGGCAGTCCGATCTGCCTTCATCTTCGAGCAGCTCGGCCTTGAAGTCGCGGCCCTGAAGCACGGCGTGCCCACCGGCACAGCCCGTCGCTGGATCCGCGAAGCCAAGGCCGCGGGCGACGACTGGGAGAAGGCCCGCAGCGCGCAGCTCATCGCCGGCGGCGGCATTGAAGACGTAGTGCGCCAGACGCTCGCCGTGGTGGTGCAACAAGTGCAGGCCACGGTGGACACGATTCAGGCCGCAACCGACATGGCTCCCGGCGACAAGGTGCAAGCGTTGGCCAGCCTTGCCGATGCCTACAACAAGCTCATGGCAGCATCGCGGCGCATGATGCCGGAGACCGACAAGCTGGCCGTGGCCATGGACGTGCTCAAGCGTTTTGGGGAGCACATCGCCAAGCGCAAGCCGGGCCTGGCGCATGAGTTTGTCGAGCAGATCGAAGAGTTCGCGGCCACGTTGGCCACGGCCTACAAATGAGCACCAGCTCAAAAGCCTTCCTCGCCGAGATCGCGGGCCTCGCCGCCAGCTTTCGGGCACGCATTGAAGCCGAGGTAACAGGGTTCGACCCCGATCCCGCTGCATGCCAAAAGCGCCGCATGCAGGCATGGGACGACTACGACTATTTCGTGAGCGCCTACTTCCCGCACTACGCGCGGAGCCCGCACAAGAGCGAGCTGCACAAGTACCTGTTTACGCGCTTGCCCGAGATCGTCGCCAGCGAGAAAAGCGAGACCGATGCTATTGCCGCGCCTCGGGGGGAAGCTAAGTCCACCTTGGTGTCGCAGCTCTTCGTGTTGTGGTGCCTGGTCACCGGGCGCAAGCGCTACCCTGTGATCGTGATGGACAGCATCGACCAGGCGTATCCGATGCTAGAGGCGATCAAGGCGGAGCTGCAGTTCAATCCGCGCTTGCTGATGGACTTCCCCGAAGCCTGTGGGCAGGGCCGCGTCTGGCAGGCTGGCACCATCGTGACCCGCAACGACGCCAAGGTGCAGGTGGCCGGTGCCGGAAAAAAGCTGCGCGGCCTTCGCCATGGCCCCTACCGGCCCGACCTGTGCGTGCTCGACGACATTGAGAACGACGAGCAGGTCGCCAACCCCGAGCAGCGCGACAAGCGCCAGGCCTGGATCAGCAAAACGGTGCTGCCGCTGGGGGGGGCCGGGGCGAAGTTCGATGTGGTGTATATCGGCACCATCCTCCACCACGACTCGGTCTTGTCCCGCACGCTGGCCAATCCGCTGTGGCGGTCTGCCCGCTTCAAGGCCCTGCTGGCATGGCCCGATCGTATGGACATGTGGGAGACCTGGGAAGAACTGCTGCGTAACGAAGGCCCGGCCAATGCCGACCTCTATTACGCAGCGCACCAGGCTGAGATGGACGCAGGCAGCGTGTGCAGTTGGGCCGCCCGGCCGCTGCTGGCGCTGATGAAGATCCGTGCCCGCGACGGCCACGACACCTTCGACTCCGAGTACCAGAATGACCCCGTCGCCGGCGACAACGCCCCCTTCGCCAAGGCCATCACTTTCTGGGTGAATCGGCTGGCCGAGTGGATCTTCTTTGGCGCGATCGACCCCTCGCTTGGCAAGGCCGGTGCCAGCCGTGACCCGTCGGCCATCCTGGTGGGCGGGCTCAACCGCGCGACGATGGTGCTGGACGTGGTGGAGGCCGGCATCAAGAAGCGCCTGCCCGACCGCATCATCGAGGACGCCATCACCCTGCAGAAGCAGTACCGCTGCCTGCTGTGGGTGGTCGAGACCGTGCAGTTTCAGGCCTTTCTATATAGCGAGCTGCTCAAGCGGGCGGCCCTGGCGGGTATTGCCTTCCCCGCCCGTGGCGTGCAGCCCATCGCAGACAAGATGCTGCGCATCGAGAGCCTGCAGCCGCACATGATGAACGGGCTGATCCGCCTGCATCCCAGCCAGACAACCTTGATCGACCAGCTAAGGCACTTCCCTAAGGCTGACCACGACGACGGGCCCGACTGCCTGCAGATGCTGCACATGGCCGCCACCACGATGTGCAATGCCGGCGCCGCCGGCTTTCAAACCATCAGCCGCCACGGCAGCCCCGCCGACAACGACTACAGCGGGACGTCATCCCGCAGGATGTTTTGACCATGGCCAAGATCCTCGACCAATACGGCGACCTCATGCAGACCGGCGATATCGCCGAACCGCAGACTGCGCGCATCGTGCAACTGCAGCAGCAGGTGCTCACGTCTCAGCTCGACGGCATTACCCCGGCGCGGGCTGCCCGCATCCTGCGCGATGCTGACCAGGGTGACATCGTTGCGCAGCACCAGCTCTTTGACGACATGCTCGACAGGGATGCTCACCTACGCTGCGAATTTGAAAAGCGCCAGGGCGCGATCGCCGGCCTCGACTGGTCGATCGCAGCACCGAAGGGTGCCAGCCCGGCCGAGAAGAAAGCCGCCGAGTGGGTCGAGGAGGTCCTGCGCGACGTTGTCGACGACTTGGAAGACGTACTGCTGGCGATCATGGAGGCGCCGGGGCACGGCTTTTCCGCAGTCGAGATCGAATGGCAGCATTGGGGTAAGGAGTGGATTCCGCGCTTCCATCCTCGACCACAGACCTGGTTCAAGATGGACTCAAGCCGCCGCCACCTGCGCCTCAATGATGGAAGCGCTGAAGGTGCAGTGCCAACGCCCATGGGCTGGATCATGCACAGTGCCAGAAAGGTCAAGACCGGCTACGGCGCGCGCGCCGGCCTGCTGCGCCCGGCGGTGTGGCCGTTCCTTTACAAGGCCTACAGCATTGGTGACTTTGCCGAGTTCCTGGAAACGTACGGCCTACCGATCATCATCGGCAAGTACATGAGCGGCGCCAGCCCGGAAGAAAAGAGCAGCCTGCTGCGTGCCGTGGCAGCGCTGGGCCATGATGCCCGGGCCATCATGCCGGAAGGCATGCAGCTCGAGATCCAGGCGATCACCGGCGGCGCCGGCGGATCGCACCACCTGGCCATGGTCGACTGGGCCGATCGCGCCCAGTCCAAGCTGGTGCTCGGCCAAGTGCTCAGCGCCGAGGCCAAGGCAACCGGCATGGGCAGTGGGGTGGCGGACCTGCAGGGCGAGGTGCGCAGCGACATCCGCGCGAGCGATGCCCGGCAGATTGCCAGCACGTTGACCCGTGACCTGGTCTATCCGCTGATCGCTCTCAATCGGGGCGGCATTGACGGCCTCCGCCGCTGCCCGCGGTTCGTGTTTGACTTGGGCGAAGCCGAAGACCTGAAGCTGTTTTCTGAGGCGCTGCCCGCGCTGGCCCAGGGCGGTGCCCGCATCCCGGTATCGTGGGTCCACGAAAAGCTGCGCATCCCCGAAGCCCAGGGCGATGAGCCCGTGTTCGGCCGGCCCCAGCCCAGCCCGCCCGTTCCGCCGGCGGCGCCCCCCGTTCTGCCCGCCACCCTGCGTGCGGCGCTGGCTGCCCTGGCAGCAGCCCGGCCGCCCGCACCGGACGGCGTCGACACCCTGGTGGCCGCCGCCCTGCAGGATTGGCAGCCAGTGATGCAGCCCCTGGTCGATCCCATCCAGGCCGCCATGGATGCCTCCGCCAAGGCCGGCGAAACCGCCGAGCAGTTCCTGGCACGCTTGCCGGCGCTGCTCACGCAGATGGACGTTACCGAGCTGACGGCCGCGCTGGCCCATGCAGCCTTCACCGCCCGCCTGGGCGCCCGTGCCGGGCTCGGTGATGACTGATCGCCTCGCCGCCCTGGCCCGCTCCGGCCCGGCGCCCACGCCGGCCCAAGAGTTCGCCCGCCTCTACAAGCTCACGCCCGAGGAGGCAGTGCGTTACCTGCAGGGCCGCGACCAGGTCGAAACTACCTACGACTGGCGGGACATGTGGCAAGAGGAACACGCCGAGAAGTTCACCATCTCGCGCCTGTCCCGGGCCGACATCCTCAAGTCGCTACAAGATGGAATCACCGCCTCGGTGGAAGGCGACCTCACCCGCCGCGACTGGACCAAGTCCGCCACGCGCCTGCTCGCCAAGGAAGGCTGGTGGGGCGAGGTCACGCAGATCGACCCGAGCACCGGCGAAGCGGTGACCACCACCTTCGACAAAGCCCGCCTCAAGCTCATCTTCGACACCAACACCAGGGTCGCCTACAGCGCCGGGCAATGGGAGCGCATCCAGGACGCAAAGTTGACGCACCCCTACGTGCGCTACATCACCCAAGGCGACGAGTTGGTGCGTGCCTCCCACCGCCCCTGGAACAACGTTACGCTCCCGGCCGAGGATCCCTTCTGGAACACGCACTGGCCGCCCAACGGCTGGCGCTGCCGCTGCCGCGTCCAGTCCATGACCCGACGCGAGTACGACCGCCTCAAGGCCGACGGCGCTATCGTCACCGAACGCCCGCCCACCAAGACCCGGGAATGGACCAACGGCCGCACCGGCGAAGTACTCGACGTGCCGGTAGGCATCGACCCCGGCTGGGCCTACAACCCTGGCCAGGCTGGCGCCCGCCGCGCCGAGCTGGCGCGCCTGGCCGCCAACAAGATCGCCACCGCCCCGGCGGCGCTGGGCGCAGAAGCCTGGCAGGACGTAGGCCCGGCCGTGGCGCCGGCCCTCGCCGAGGAATACCGCGCCTGGCTGAAGGAACTGCCCGACAACCCCAAGGCCAAGGGGCGCACCCCGATCATCGGCGCCATCCACCCGGAAGACTTGCGCTGGCTTGCGGATAAGGATCTGCCACAGCCCAACCATGCGGAGATAGGCGTATCCAGCGGGCCCATCGTCGGGCCCAAGGCGCGCCGGCATGAAGCACAAGGCAATGCGCTACCTGGCCAGGTGTGGGAGAACCTCCCCGAGCTGATCGCCGAACCGCTCGCCGTCCTCTACGACACCCAGAACGGAACGCTGCTCTACATCCTGCCGGATGCCTCCGCGCGACGCGGACAGCTTGCAATGGAGTTCGAGTTTGCGTCGAAGAACAAGACCAACGTGGTGATCTCGGGATACCGCCCGCTGCTGAAAAACCTGCGCGAACGGATCGCAGCGGGGGACTTGACGATGATGCGGGGAGATCTTGGTGAGGAGTGAGAGCGGGAGGCCGGCCGTCCCTCCATACACGCCCGTCGCGCAAGGCGAACATCGCATGAGCGTGGATGCCGATTCCCACGCCTCGCTCTCACTTCAATTTTAGGCGGATAGCCCCATGATTACCATCACCCTGGATTCGGATGACATCGGCCCGGTGCTCAAGCGCCTCCAGGGCCGCATGCGCAACCTCCGCCCCGCCATGGCCGGCATCGGCATGGAGCTCGAAAACCGGGTGCGCAACCGCTTCGACTCCCGCACCGACCCCAATGGCGCCCAGTGGGCGGCCTGGTCACCGAGCACCGTCGAGTCCTACCCGAAGGACGCGCACCGCAAATTGCTCGACCGCTACGGCGACATGATGGCAAGCCTCAACCACCAGGCCGACGCCGAGAGCGTGGCCATCGGCTTCGGCCAGCCCTACGCCACGTATCACGAGTTCGGCACCACGCGCATGCCCCGGCGCGGCCTCCTCACCGCCGACCCGGAGGCCGGCACTCTGGCTCCGGCCGACGAGCAAGCCATTCTCGACGTGCTCTACAACCTGCTCGACCAGACCATCGACGGCGTCTGACCCCGGTTTCAAGGAGCGGCCCGTAGCGCGATTTTGAGGGTGGGGGTGCGGCCACCATAGCCGCCGCTCCCTGATCGTTGAAATTAACGGGGGAGTAACGGGGTCTGTGGGGCTCTATGCTCCTCGGCGCGCCGAAGCTCTTCGGCCTCTCGACAGGTTCATGCGCGCGCGACCATCCGGCGCATGCCCTCCGCCCACGCCCCCATCTCTGTTGGTGTCGCCGTACTGACGCTCCGGGTCAAGCCCGGCGAGCCGCTGTGCCGGCTCATCCCCGCCGGCCGGTTCGACGCCCCTCGGGGCGCCATGGCGGGTGCCGGCCCCTGGAATCTCACTCCCGAAGCCGCGGCCCGCATCATCGCCGTCAACGCCACCCGCTCGGCGGACATCCCCATCGACTACGAGCACCAGCTCCTGTCCTCCGCCGACAACGGCGAGCCGGCGCCCGCCTCGGGCTGGATCTCGCCGCGCTCCCTTGTGTACATCTCCGACGGCCCCGAGCCCGGCCTGTATGGCGCCGTCAAATGGACAGCCCGCGCCGGCGCACTGATCGCCGCCGACGAATACCGCTACCTCTCGCCAGTGTTCCCGTACGACCCGGCCACGGGCGAGCCCCTCGATCTGCTCAACGTCGCCCTGACCAATCAGCCAGGCATCGACGAGCCCATCCGCGCCGCGCTCTCTGCGCGGTTCAAACCCCACCAGGAGACCCCTGTGAATGAAACGCTGAAGAAGTTGCTCCAGGCCTTGGGGCTGCCCGAGACCACGGCCGAGGCGGACGCCCTGGCCGGTGTCGCGGCGCTCAAGGCCAAAGCCGATGCCGCCACGGTGGAAATCGCCAGCCTCAAGGCAGGCGCGGTGGCCCACACCTCCGAGATCGCCGCCCTCAAGGCGGGCGGCGCCGCGGCCCCCGACCCCGCCCAGTACGTCCCCGTCGGTGTCGTGAGCGACATGCAGAAGCAGCTCGCTGCACTCTCCGGTCGGCTGGTCGACGACGAAGCCGGCCGCATCGTCGAGCTGGCCATCTCCGAGGGCCGCCTTATCGAAGCCCAGCGCCAGTGGGCCAGCGACCTGGGCAAGAAAGACCTGGCCGCCCTCAAGAGCTACGTCGCGGCCACGCCCGCCATTGCCGCCCTCGGCGGCATGCAGAGCGGCGGCAAGGGCCCGGGTGCGGGCAACCCTCAACAGTCCGACGCAGATCTCGCCGTGTGCAAGGCCCTGGGCCTTACCGCCGAGCAGTTTGCCGCCGGCAAGCTGGAGCGTTAAACCATGGCTGCACTCACCGCCCCCCGTAACACCCTCGAACGCGTCGGCCCCGTCAACGCGTTCCCGCTCAAGGCCAACACCACCGTGCAGCAGGGCAGCCTGGTCGTGCTCGATGCCGGCTACGCCGCCCCGGGCCGTACCGCCACCGGCCTGATCGCCGCCGGCCGGGCCGAATCCTCCGCCACCGCCGTTGCCGCGGGCTCCGCCCAAGTGCCGGTCAAGGTGGGCACCTTCAAGTTTGGCAACTCCGCCGCCGCCGACCTGATTACCCAGGCCGACGTGGGGGCCGACTGCTACATCGTCGATGACCAGACCGTCGCCAAGACCTCCGGCGGCGCCACCCGCAGCATTGCCGGCAAGATCATCGCCATCGATTCGGATGGCGTGTGGGTCAAGGTCGGCGCAGGCCTTTAACCAGGAGCGAACCCCATGATCATCACCAACGCCACCCTCGCCAGCCTGGCTCAGGGCTTCAACGCCGCCTTCATGATGGGCTTTGGCTCGGTCACCCCGAGCTGGCAGCAGATCGCCATGACCATCCCCAGCACCTCCGACGCCGAGAACTACGGCTGGATGAAGGATATGCCGGGCGTCCGCGAATGGATCGGTGCCCGCCAGTACAACAACCTGGAGAGCATCAACGCCCAGCTCAAGAACAAGGACTGGGAGCACACCATCGCGGTCAAGCGCACGTCCATCGACGACGACAAGCTCGGCATCTACACCAACCTCTTCCAGATCCAGGGCGAGATCGTCGCGCGCCACCCTGACGATCTGGTTTGGGGCCTGCTGCCGCAGGGCTTCACCCTCAACGGATTCGACGGCCAGTACTTCTTCGATACCGACCATCGCACCTTCGGCCGCGACAAGGTCGAGAAGGACTGGAGCAACGTGCAGGCCGGCTCCGGCGCGCCCTGGTTCCTGCTCGACCTGAGCCGCAGCTTCATGAAGCCCCTGATCTTCCAGGATCGCAAAAAGCCCCAGTTCGTCTCCCGCACCGACCCGGGCGACTCCCGCGTCTTCGACCTGAACGAATACGTCTTCGGCGCCGATGCCCGTTACAACGCCGGCTTCGGCTTCCATCAGCTCGCCTTCGGCTCCAAGGCCACCCTCAACGCCGCCAACTACGACGCCGGCCGCCTGGCGCTGGCCAGCCAGTTCCGGCCGGACGGCAGCCCCCTCGGCGTGCGCGCCACCCACCTGGTGTGCGGCGCCAGCAACGAGATGCTGGCGCGGGAGCTCCTCGAGCGCGAGCGCGACGCCGCCGGCGCCGACAACATCCGGCGCAACACCACCCAGCTCATCGTCAGCCCCTGGCTGGAGTAAGCCATGGCCAAGCCGCGTTCCCAAGCTCCCCGGCCACCCCGGGGTACCGCGGCCGGGGGCGGTAGCCCCGGCACCAATACTTCCGCAGCCGACCAGGCAGCCAAAGCAGACGTGTCGGAGAACGCGGGGGCTTCGGCCCCCGCCAATCCGCCTGTCAGCGATGGCTCGCCGCCCCTCTCCGAGACCGGGAATGCTCCCCCCGAGGGGGGCCATACCGAGTCGGCCGGGGCGCCTGCCGGCACCGACATTCGAAGTGAGCTGGATTTCGCCGTGGAGGGCGGGCTCGGCATTCCGGCCAGCGGAATGCTGGCCGTCCGTGCCTGCCGCCCCGAGGGCATGCGCCGCGCCGGGCGTTACTGGAGCGGCACGGTAACGACGGAAGTGCCGGTCTCCGAGTTCACCGAAGAGCAGCTTGAGCGGCTGCTCACCGAGCCGCTGCTCAATGTCATCACGATCTTGGTCTCGCTGGAGGACGCGCCGTGAGCATGCTGATTGGCCTCGACATGAGCACCAACCCGCCCACACGACGGGAGCTGCAGTGCGACGCGCAGGGGCGGCTGATCATCTCCGGGACCGTGTCGGGGGGCGATGGCGGCGGATCCTCCGACACAACCGAGGCGACACAGCTGCTGGTCAAAGCCGCCACCCAATCCATTGCCACTACGTCGGGCGCTCCCGCCGATACCCGCGCCCCCTGGTATGACTCCGCGGCGTCGCTGGTCTCGCTGCTGAAGCTCTCGATCGCCGCCTTCGTCGGCGCCGGCTCGCGCAGTTACATCTACACCTCCGGCCGTCTCACTTCCGAGACCTGGACGCTGTTCGGCGTCATCCGCACCAAAACTTACACCTACACCGCCGGCGTGCTGACCGGGGAGAGCGATTGGGCGCAATGAAAGTGAGCGACGTCTACAAGTTCGGAGCGCTGTCGCCGGCGCCGGGGAGGTTTCCTGTTGCCGATGCAGATGGCTTTATCGATCCCGCTTGGTTGCGGTCCGCCGGCAACGATATCGGCACGCCTGGCGCCCAGGGGTTCGGCGTTGGCGTGTGCCCTTCGCCTCCGCCGGGCTTTGCGCCGATGACTGGCACGACAGACCCAGCCAGCGACAACTACGGCAACTACACCTACATTGATGGCTCTGTAATGGTGTGGGTACCCGCGTTTTGGTACAAGGTGGGCACCGGCGGCAACGGCTTGGCCGTTAATGCGCTCGCCATCAAGGCGTTTTCGGCGTACTCGACGCAGGCTGCGGCCGCGGCAGATGGCTACGCTCTGCACCGCGCTTTCTTTGATGGCGGTGTGCAGCCCGGCTTCTTTGTCGACAAATATCAGTGCAGCAATAACGGTGGTGTCGCCTCGTCGATCCGCTACGGTGCGCCGCTTTCGACAGCTGCCACGCACAATCCGATCTCTGCCCTCGACGGCGCCCCGGCGAACATCTACGGCGGCACGATCGCTGCGGCAAAGACCCGGGGCGGCGCGTTTCATCCGGCCTCCATCTTCATGTATAGCGCGCTGGCCATGCTCTCTATGGCTCACGGTAAGGCCGCCACGGCCAGCACCTGGTGCGCCTGGTATGACGCCGCTGGCGTTACGAACTATCCGAAAGGCAATAACAACAACGCCCTACGGGATGTTAATGACGCCGCAGTGCTGTACGTCTCCGACGGCTACAGCAACTGCGGGCAAACCGGTAGCGGCGCACCATTCGCAAAAACCACCCACAACGGCCAAGCCTGCGGCATCGCTGACCTCAACGGCAATATGTATGAAGTGGCGCTGGGCGTGCAGTGCGTGGCCACGAGCAAGGCCATCACGGCGATCACCCAAGCCAACCCCGCCGTCTGTACGGCTGCTGCGCATGGCTTTGCCACGGGTGATGCGATCCTGATTACCAGCGGCACCGGCATGACGGCGCTCAATGATCGGCTCTACACCATCACGGTGCTCACGGCCGACACGTTCTCGCTCGGCGGCGTCGACTCCAGCGCGCTGCCTGCCTATACGGGTGCTGCGTCGGTGGTGCGGGGCGCCTTCTATGCCGCAAAGACCGCCACCAGGCTGCGCGACTTTACGGCCAGCATCGCGCTGGCCAGCGACCACTGGGGTGCCGTGGGGGCTGCCGCGAGTTTCCAGGCGATCACCCCACGATTCCGCACCGACTACCCCAACAACGGCGCCGCCCAACGCTTCGGCAACGCGGCTGCGCAGGTGTTGTCGAGCGCCACCGCGGGCGATGACTGGATACTGGCTGGCGCTGGACAGCCACAGGTGGGCGGCGTGAGCCCGGCGGGCAGCAATCAATTCGGCGTGGATTACTACTACCAGTACGTGCGAAACGAGCTGTGCCCGATTGCTGGCGGCAGCTGGAGCACCTCGTCCGGTGCCGGCGTCTGGGCGGTCAATTGGAGCCACGCGCGGACGAACTCGAGCGACTACGTGGGCTTTCGCGCCGCCTCGTACCTCTGAGGCCCGGAGCGATAGCGATGGGCCTGCACTCGGAAGCTGCGCTGGACCGGCGTTTCATCGAAATGATGCGGCAGCTCAACGGCTACCTGAATCATTTCCCGAAGCATGAAAAGTACGGCCTGGCGCAGCAGATCCGCCAAACAGCCTACGACATGTACGGCCTGGTGGTAGAGGCCCAGAAGCGCTACCAAAAGAAGACCACGCTCACCAATCTCGACATCCGGCACGAGCAGTTGCGCATGTTCGTGCGCTTGGCGCACGAGCTGGGCTATTTCGAGTTCCGCGATGGCGCCCGGGTCGATGCAGGGCCGGAGACGCTGGCGCAAAAGCGGTATGTCTCGGTCTCGGCGCGCATTGACGAGATCGGTCGCATGGTCGGCGGCTGGATTGCCGCAGACCGCGACAAAAGTGCAGCACGGGAGGCGTCTTGAAATGTGCCTGATTGCTGGCGGCAACTGGAGCAACTCGTCCAGTGCCGGCGTCTGGGCGGTCAATTGGAACAACGCGCGGACGAACTCGAACGACAACGTGGGCTTTCGCGCCGACTCTACGCCACCTCACGGCCCTCACGGGCGCAGTGGAGAAGAGGGAGGCGCCTTCCGGCCTTGGGCGAAATCGTGGTGCCATCCGCTTTCTGGTAGCCGGCCTGCCGGCGAACGTCAGCGAGGTGTTTCATGAAACGGGTGGGTGGGCTGTTCGATGCAGCTTTTTCCCTTGAGGGCCTGCATCAGGGCTATCTGGATGCCCGCAAGAACAAGCGCGGCACGCATGCTTGCTTCCAGTTCGAGCGGCACCTGGGCGAGCAGCTCAGCGCACTGCATGTAGCGCTGATGGACGGCAGCTATCGGCCGCTGCCCTACAACACCTTCAAGGTCTTCGAGCCAAAGCCGCGCTTGATCTACGCCCCAGCGTTTCGCGACCGCGTCGTACAGCACGCCATCTATCGCGTGATCCAGCCCATCTTCGACGCCAGCTTCATCGATCAGTCCTTTGCTTGTCGGCCCGGCAAGGGTACCCATGCCGCGGCCGACTACGTGCAAGCCGCCCTGCAGCAAGCGCCGGCCGGCAGCTACCTGCTGCAGCTCGACATCCGTAAGTTCTACTACCGCATCAATCGGCAGATTTTGCGGGTGCTCATCGAGCGCAAAATCAAGGACGCGCGCCTAGTGGGCGTGATGATGCGCTTCGCCGACCAGGGTGAGCCCGTCGGCGTACCCATCGGCAACCTGCTCAGTCAGATTTACGCGCTGATCTATCTCAACCCACTGGACCACTTCATCAAGCGCAGCCTGAAAGTGCGCAGCTACGCGCGCTACGTCGACGACTTCATCCTGATCGGCCTGTCGCGGGATGAAGCCTTGGCGCACCGTGCAGCCATTGTTCAGTTTCTGGCTGATCGCCTCGAGCTCCAGCTCTCGAAAAGCACTATCGCCCGCGTGCAGCACGGCGCTAACTTCGTTGGCTATCGCACCTGGTCCACTCGTCGCTTTGTGCGCCGGCATGCACTCTACACCTACCGCCGAGCGCTGGCCGCCGGGCGCATTGAATCCGTCGTGTCATCCCTGGGCCACGCCCGCCGCACGGCGTCCTATCGCCACATGCTCAACCAAGGAAAGGATCGTCATGACATCTATTGTCAGCTACCAAAAAGCCTCCGACGCGCACACGACTTACGAGCTGCGCGTCCCTGACGCCCAGGGCAATGAGGGTGAGATCTATTGTGCCGAGCTGGGCACCGTCGACGGCGTGACTTACGTGTCCGTGCCCGACGGCGTGACGCTGCCTGAGCAGCTGCCGCAGATCGCAGGCAGCGTGCGGCTCGTAACCCTGACCCCTGAGCTGCGCGAGCGGCTGAGGGCGCTGAGCCCCCACTGCGCACTGATCTCTGAGCGTATGGTGCAGAAGATCCGTGCGCGGTATTCGATTGACGATGAGATGTTCTTCGCCCGCATCGGTGTGGGTGCAGCAACGGGCATGTACACCCCGACGCCGGAGGAAATGGCAGAGATGCAGGCGTTTGGGGCGTTTGTGGAAGGGGTGAGGCAGTGGGGACGGGCGGAGCGGGAGAAGCTGGGGGTGTAGTTCGCAGCCGAAACCCTTCTCTCTCGCATTGTTGCGGCCCTTCGAGCCAGGATGCTGCTGTTTTTAGTTGGAGCATCCCATGCCCTACGCCACCCAATCCGACCTCGCCGCACGCTTCGGCGAGGCTGAACTCATCCAGCAGACCGACCTCACCGGCACCGGCGCCGTCAACAGCCAGGCGATTGCCGATGCGCTGACCGACGCCTCGGCCCTGATCGACGGCTACGTGTCCGCCCGCTACAGCCTGCCCCTTGCCGTGGTGCCCGGCCTGCTGGTGGGCGTGTGCTGCGACCTTGCGCGTTACGCCCTGTACATCGAGGCGGTGCCACCCATCGTGCAGCAGCGGCGCGACCAGGCCATTTCCACACTGCGCGATATCTCCCAGGGCAAGCTGCGTCTCGAGGTGGGCGGCGATACCCCCAGCGTGCCCGCGCCGTCCGGCCTGGCGGAGGTGGTGCAGGCCGGGCGCAGGGTATTCGGCGGCGGGCTGCGCTGATGCTGATGGAACTTGAACCCCTGATCATCGCCCGCCTGGCCAGCCTGCCAGGCTTGCTGGGTGCCTATGGCGCCGCCGAGTTTGCCGGGCTGGCCAAGGCCGGCAAGCCTTCCCCCTGCGCCTACGTGGTGTACGGCGGGTATCGGCCGGTACAAAGCAGCGACGACGGCGCCGTCGCCCGCGTGGAAGAGAGCTGGATGATCGTGCTCAGCCTCAAGTCGGCCAGCCCCATCCAGGGGGCCGACCCGGTTCGTGCGGCAGCACGTCCGGAGGTGGCGGCAGTGCTGCGGGCCTTCATGGGCTGGACGCCGGATGTGCAGAGTTACAAGGCCTTCAAGCTCGCGCCCGGGCCACGCCCGGAGCCCGAGCCGGCGCGCCTGCTCCTGCCGATCGTGTTCACGGTGGAGCACGTCATCAACGTGGAGGGGTAGCGACTCCGCCGAAGCCCTTCGCCCTCTCGAGCGCCGCGCGCGCGCGGAAAAATGGCCTCGCGTCCATCCGGATGCCAGGCCATTTTTTTGGGAGTCGTCATGAGTTACAGCCGCAGTTTTATGGGTAAGGGCACGATCTACCGGCGCAAGCGTGGCGTGGCCAACGCCCCGCTCGAGCCGATGGGCAACTGCTCCAAGCTGGTCTTCAACGTAGAGCAGGAGCGCATCGACGAGCTGGACTATGAGTCCGCCGGCGGTGGCAAGCGGAAGACGATCTACCGGATCTCGGGCGTTACCGCGTCCATCACCACCAAGAACCACGACCCCATAATCCTCGCCCTGGGCTTGCGTGGCATCGTTACCGAGCAAGACTCGGTAACGCCTATCACCGGCGAGGCGCATCCCGATGTCGCCAAGGGCAGCCTGGTCGTCTTCGATCGCTTCCCAGACCTTACCCAGCCCATCGTTGTCAAGAAGGGCGCCACCCCGATTGCCCAAGCCAGCAACTACGAGCCGAAGCGCGTGGGCATCTTCATCCTTGCGGGCGCTGCCGGCGTCACCGCCGGCGACGACATCACGGTGGACTACACCCCGCTGGCGGAGGACACCGTCGAAGCGCTGGTCGTGTCGGGGGATGAGTACTACCTGTTCTTCGACGGCCTCAACGAAGCCGACTCGGGCAAGCCAACGGCGGTCGAAGCCATGCGCCTTAACTTCAGCCCGATGAAGAGCCTCGGCCTGGTGACCACCGAGCTGGGCGATGTCGAACTCGAAGCCGAGGTGCTGGGTGACGAGTCGGTGACGGCCGAAGACGAGAGCAAGTACTTCCGCGTGCGGTCTGTGAAGTAAGCGAGCAAGGCCATGGCCAACAAGAACCTGGTGCTGCGGCTGCTCATCACGGCCAAGGATGAGGCGTCCGGAATCCTTGGCTCCATGCAGGCCAAGGCGGCCGCCGTTGCGACCGCGATTGTCGGTTACTTTTCTGTTAACTTTTTCGGCGGCGCGATCCAGAGCGCCGCCGATTTTGAAGCGGCGATGAGCCGCGTTGCGGCGGCGACGGGGGCAACTGGGGAGGAGTTGCAGCAGCTCAAGGTGGCGGCGGAGGAGGCCGCTGCTGGCTCATCCTTTACGCAGGTGCAAACCGCCCAAGCCCTGGAGGGCTTGGCGAAGGCGGGCCTTAGTGCCCGGGAATCGATTGCCGCGCTGCCTGGCGTGATGGCGCTGGCCAGCGCCGGCGATATCGACCTGGCGCAGTCCGCTGAGATCGTGACGCGCACGGTTGCAGGTATGGGTGTTGCGGTTGAAGAGGCTGGCCGGATCGCGGATGTGCTTGCCAAAGGCGCGAACGCGTCGAACACGTCGGTCAAGGGCTTGGCCGAGGCGCTGTCGTATACCGCGCCCACGGCCCGGTCGGCGAATCTCTCGATAGAGCAGACAGTGGCCGTACTGGGCAAGTTTGCCGATGGCGGTATTGACGCGAGCCGGGCAGGTACAGCGCTGAACGCGATTCTCAGTCAGTTTATTGACCCCGCGAGCAAGTTTCGGGGGGAGTTGGCGGCCATTGGCATTACGACGGGCGACTTCGACAAGGCGCTGCGGCAGCTCGCCGCCTCGGGGGATAAGGGGAGCAAGGCCATTTTGGCAGTGGGCACCGAGGCGGGGCCGGCGCTGCGCTCTCTGCTCAACCAGGGTATACCCGCGCTCGATAAGCTCAAGGCGCAGCTGGATGGTGCGGCGGGTTCTGCCGCCGAGGTGGCGGCCGTGATGGGCGCCAACCTAAACGGTGCCATGAAGGAACTGTCGGGCGCGTGGGGTGCGCTCAAGACAACGCTCGGTACACCGGTGCTGCCGGTTATTACGCAAGGCGTCAAGGATCTGACTGCAGGTCTGCGTGAGGCCGTGGCCAATGGCACTGTCGGGAAGTTCGGCGAGGCTTTGCGGTCGGCATTTGCGAGCGGCATTGAGTGGGTGCGCAAATTTGCGGCCGAGGTGGACCCCAAGGATCTCGCTGCGAAGCTGGAGACGGCGGCGGCGAAGATTGGCGCCTTCTTTGATGCGGCGGGTGAGAAGGCCCGTAACGCCGGTGACGTGGTGCGCACGGCTTACGGCGTGATGAGTGCAGGCACCAATGCGGTGATGGGCACCATCTACAAGTTGGCCGAGGTGTTCAGCGCCATCACGTTCGCGATCCTGAAAGACGCCGCCGCGATCGCCGAGGGGTTCAGCAGGATCACGTTTGGCTCTGTATCGGAGGGCTTCAAGGCTGCTGCGGCCGAGATCCGTATCGCTGCCGGTGGAGTAGCCGCAGTGGCCGCGGAGTACGGCCGCCAGGCCGAGCTGGCGCTGAGCGCCACGGTGGAGGGCGCCGAGATGGCCCGCAAGGGCTGGGCGGGTCTCACTGCACCGGCCGGCGCTGCGACCGAGTCGGTCAAGGCCGCCGGCACCGCCGCCCGCGAAGCCTCGGCCGACATGATGTACCTGGGCACGGCTGTCCAGGCCGCCGGCGACAAGGCCTCGGCGGCTGGAGCCCAGCACAAGGCCGCCGCGGCCGCCGCGGCGGAGAAGGTGAAAGAGCTTCGCGCCGAGTACGACAAGCTGATTGCGAGCGGTAACACCCACGATGCCGTCCTGAAGCTCCAGGAGATCAAGGCTGCGCTAAAGGAGGTGTCCGTCGAAGCCGCTGCCGCGGGGGCTGCCATGACGGGTGCAGGTGAAGCCCAGAAGACAGCGGCCGACGCCACCAAGGCGTCGGTCAAAGAGCTTCGGGCCGAGTACGACAAGCTGATTGCAGTTGGGAAAACCCACGACGCCGCCCTGAAGCTTCAGGAGATCAACGCGGCGCTGAAGGGTGTGACGGTGACCGCAAAGGATGCTGCTGCGGCGCTGGCGGCGGCCTACCGGCGGATGGGGCTGACCACTAAAGCCGATCTGGATGCGACCGCCGCCGAGTTTCGGGGGCACTACGAGCGGATCCGCGCCGACGGCACCGCCACTGCCGACATCGTGGCGCAAGCGTTCAAGGTCTACGCCGAGAAGGCCATCGCAGCAAACGGCGGTGTCGCGTCCGAAGCGCTGAAAGCTGAAGCCGCAATGCGCGGCCTGCGCATCGAGTCCGATGGCACGGTGACTGCGCTGAATCGGCTGGCCGGGGCAGGTGAAAACGCGGGCCGGGTCGTGACTTCGGCTATGGGGGACGCGGCCAACGCGGTGGAGAAGGTGCGCACCCAGGCCGAGGAGCTGGCCGACGAGCTGGAGAACGTGAAGCGCGGCGGCGCCACCCAGTCGAGCTCATCAATGAGCACGCGCGCCACTTACGAGGATCTGCGCAAGAACGGCATTACGCCGGCGCAGATGCAGTCCATGGGCTACAGCGCGCGCGAGATCGAGGACTACGTCGTCGGCAATGACAAGATGCCCCCGGGCATGGTCAATCGCCAGGTGACCACCAGCACCGTCAACAGCTACAGCGTAGGCGTGCAGAACGGGCTGAACGATGCCGAGGCAAAGAAGTTTGCCGACCTCTACGGCTACTACATCGAAAAGGCCAACGCCGAGGCGCAGGGCATGCGGACGCTCGGCAGTGCTGAGTCGCTGCGCGACCAGTACTGGGGCCTTCAGCAAAAGGCCCTGACAGATGCCTTGGCTGAGGCTAAACGGCAGGTTTCCAATGAGGCCCGCGCTGCCGCCGGCAAGCCCGCGACCCAGGAGGGCATCTGGGGTGCGCCGAACCGCACGGTGACAGTCAATCTCAACCTGGGCGGCGGCAGAGCGGAGTCAATTAGGGTGAGCGACCAGGCCAGTGCTGATGCGTTGGTTCGTGCTTTGCGTGAAGCTGGGGTGTCCCTGCCATGAGCCTGATCCTGCTCAGCGATGGCAGCTCGACCATCGAACTGCCCGGCTCCCTCGACTGGACCGACCGCCATGCCTGGTCACCCGTCGCACAGTCACTAACGCGCGGCCTCACCGGCAAGCCCATCGTGCAGATCGCCGAGCTCACCGGCGGCCGGCCAATCACCCTCGAGGGCAATGAGAAACGCGCCTGGGTGCCTCGCGAGGTGGCCGACGCCGTGCAGGCCTGGTCCGATGTAGGCGGCAAGCCCATGAGCCTCACCCTCTACGGCACCACCTATCCAGTGATGTTCCGCCACCACGAGGCGCCGGCTTTCACGGCTCGCCCGCTGCTCGACCGGGCCAACCCGCCGGCCGACTGGCCCCACTACCTGGTACTCAAGTTCATGACGAGGACTGCATGACTATCCTGCAAGGCGATATCAAGTTCGTGGCAGCAAAAAAGATGACCGAGACGCCGGACGGCGGCGGCCCGCCGTCGGCAAACATCATCGGAGACGCGGTCTCCAATGCCATCTTCGGCGACATCTCCGAGCAGATGCGTGCGGGCGGGAAAGTTAACGTCAAAAGCGTGTTTGCTGCCGTGCAGAGCCTGGACACTGACGAGTTCCTGGGGGCCCATGCCATTCTGTCGAAGCCGCCGCAAGATCCACTGGTCAGCGTCACGCTGGCCAAGGCAGGCATCTTCGACACGCGTGGCGACATCGTACCCAAGCTGTCCGCGTATCTTAATGCGTCGTCCGAATGGCCTGCCATGCTGCTGGAGGCCCACATCGCTGGGCAGCGCGCTTTGCAGTTGTTTGCCAGGCCAGGCGCCGATCTGCCGCCAGTCGGCCGCACGCTTGTGCTGCAGTGGCACTACGGGCAGGCAGACCAGCGCGAACAGTACGTGCGCATCACGCGGGTCTCGTCGGAGCTGCGGACCTTCTCTTACGCTACGGGCGGCGAGGTAGTCGATTACCAGGCCATGGTGGTTACCGCAGATCTCTCCGATGCCCTGGCTCACGACTTTCCGGGCACGGCGCCGAACCGGCTCTACACCCGGGACGCGACCGCGACGATCGTGCGCGACACTGTAGTGGCTGACGCGTCCCAGTACTTCGGTGCCTCGGCGCTTGCGTCCCCTATTGCCGTGGGTGATGTGTCGCTAAATGTCGAGTCCGTTTACACCCAGCTCGTGCCCAACTCCCGCACCGAGACCCCGATCACTGACCGGCGACCGGCTGCTGACGCGGTGCTCACGCTAGCGACATCGCCTCGATTGGTAGAGGTGGACAGTAGCCCGTTCTCGCAGCGCATCCGCATTGGCCAGGAGAACCGGGGTTATTCCTACGTGACGATCCTGCGGCCGCTGCCCGCGCCAGGTGCGCTCCGGATCTCGTTTCGTGCCCTGGGGCGCAACTACGGCTTGGCAGATGATGGCAATGGGAATATCACCGGGGCCGGATCGGGCACCATCAATTACATGACCGGCGCCATAGCCGTGACGCTCGCGGCTTTGCCTGACGCTCGGTCGGCGCTCGTGTTCCATTGGGGCGAGGCGACGCGTTATACCAACCGGGCGGGCAACACGCAGTTTCGTCCGCCCGAGTACGCCTTTGATCTCGATCACGCCGGGGTTACACCGGGGTCGTGGGCCGTGTCTTGGGAATCCGAAGGGATTATCCGCAGCGCAGTAGCCGACGCGTCTGGTGTTATCTCTGGCGATGCGGTGGGCGAGATATCCCACGTTGCTGGCCGGGTCTATCTGCGGCCCTTGTACATGATCGACCCGGGCGGCGAGTTTGCCCTGTCCTACACCTGGTCGGAGGTGCAAGAGCAGGTGTTCACCGGGCTGTCCGCCGATGCGGCCGGCGCGGTAACGGTAAGCCTCGCCGAGGTGCCAGTGCCCGGCTCGGTGGAAGTACATTGGCTCACCAGCCGCGAGATGTCCGACACCAGCGGCGCGTCATCCACGGCCGGGGCCACAACAAAGACCAGCAGCAACGGCACCCAAGCGCAGCAGATCAGCACCACCCGCGTGCTGCCAGCCTATACGTATGTGTCGGGTCAGGGCGGGGGCAATAATGGCATCGGAATGGGTGCGGTGTTCGAGACCGTGCCCGAGCAGGTCGTCACGGACAGGCAGACGGTCTACTCCACGTTTGCGAAAGACGGATCGACGTCTGCCACCTACTCGACCGCATCCGCCCAGACCTCCAGGCGCGCGGTAGCCGTGGAGCACGTGGTAACCGACGACGGCGCTGGCCACTTCTTCGGCACGCTGGGCACGGTGTCCTACGCGGGCAAGAGCCTGACCATCAAGGTGGCCGGCGACTACTCGGAGAGCAGCTACGAGAGCAACTACGAGAATGCCGGCGCCTTCGAGTCGCTAAACTCAACCGGCGAGCCCTCGGCCACGTTGGGTGGGGCGGCGCCGACGGTCGCTCAGGGCGGTGGGGGAAGCAACACGGCCAAGGGGGGGGCGTACGGCACGGCCTCGGCTAAGGAGACCTTCGGCTCTTCAGGCCTCACCGTGCGTTACAAGGTCGGAACCGCGTCGCCCCAGTCGGCAGCGCAAACCTACACCCCGCCGGGTATCGTCATCGACCTATGTCCACGCACCCAGGACTACCTGGTGCCCGGCAGCGTTCAGTTTCAATGGATGGGCGCGACCTATTCGGACCTGGACGGCCTGCTGTACCGCGGCCGTACCGCATCTCTCCCCGGAGTGCTGAGCGGCATGCTCGACTACCGGTCGGGCCTGGCCCTGATGTTCGACTACCTGGTCGGCCCTAATCCCACCCTGATCACGCTGGAGTCGCTCTGGACGACTCGGCGGGCTCC